CCATTCTTTACAGATTTGCTCATACATTAGAGGCTTAAAACAAGTCAGTGCTGCGTGTCCGTTAGATCTCATCATCCTCCATTGGAGATGTTTATTTAACGGGGCCGACGCCAGGCGTGCTGTCATACCACTCCTTCTCAGTTTTAATTGTTTCATATCGTGAATTATAACATGTGAAGGTTTTAGTAAATTACGGTTTGTGTACTCATTTACATAAGGAGTGGCTTCATGTAATTCTTTTGATAAGAAAGACATTGCATGCTCTGAATCAACACAATCAACTGTTATAGTCATACCAAATAAGTCATGTATGCAATCAATCCATTTTTGGGTGTTGAATCTAGGATCTGATATACCGAGAATGCCATTGTCGCCTTGAATCCTCATGGTTGCGTGTTCAAAGAATTTGTGTGGTTTCCTGTTAGTACAAACACAGTAACCGGCAATTGCTGCTAACTCCATTGCTTTAAAATTATCTTGTGAAGTTAAAGATTGACCTGTTCCGCCGCCTCTAAGTTTATTAAGACTGGTTCCATCTTCTAGATTATGAATGCACCCAGTTTGTATTCTTAAGTATCTTTCTTTAATCATATTCTTTAGAGACGGATTTTCCAGCCAATTATAACCTCTCCTAGCGATTTCAGCTAATCCTTCCCATAAAACTGGTGATATTAAACTGTCATGGTATTTTGAGTCGAAATTGATGATCGTTTGTCTTTTATTTACTGCTTCAAAATGATCCTTTAGGCCAGCATTCGTCAAAGCACTTGTTGCTACGATGCCTCTGTCAAAAGGAATAGGTCTTTTAGAAGCTTCTAAAAACAGAGCATGATCTATAAAAGACGTTATTAAATCCTGTGCGACAACAGTTCTTATATCTTTACCTGCATGTATGGCTTCACCTGACACTACTTGCATTTTTGGGAATGCATGCCAGTTAATAGCAGGGTAATGTCCAGCTTTTAAATAAAGATTAACAGCTTTTTCAATACACTGTCCCCAACCAGAGTTCCATAGTTCTCCTCTTGATTTGTACGAAGTAATAAAAGGATAACCTGGAGAAAATTTCATATTAATGTAATTTTTCAATTGTTCAGGTCGAGTCATTTGCCAATTTCTAGAAAGATCTGGATGCCTTTTTTCTAGTTCGTCGATTATTTCAAACACGATAGATCTTGCTCTAGCGCTTGCCTCATCTGGTTTTACAGTATATCTTGATAAAGATTTAACTAACCTATCTTTGGTTGCTAGCCAAAGACCATCTACTCCCTTCTTTCCATCTTTTATGTACATTTTAGCTCTTTCAGAGACTTGTCCATCTTTAATAACAATTGGGATATCATTGCGATCTATCATTTCTAGTTCATGGGCTGCCATTCTAGCCTTTTTAGGCGAAAATTTCTTTCTAATGGGCCTCAAAACTAGATCAGCAATGTTTAAGTTGTTATCGTTTCCCAATTTTTCTAAGAGCTCTTCTACACTGTTTAATTCTTGTTTCAGAGCTTTTGATTCAAAGTCTGGCGCTTTGCCTACAAGCAAAGCTAACTCTTGCTCTAATGTTAAATTTATAGGTTTCTTTGAAGTGAGAGGAGCCCATACGCTTTTTAATCTATCTCTTGGAGAGATTCCTAGTGATGAAGCAATATTGTTTATCTTAGTTGAAA